CATCGGCTGACAAGTTATAGTCCCAGCCTTGTAATCTATCGAAACTATTATCATCCCCATATCCATCAATAATCTGGCTGCCTCTTGGAGATCCTTTTTCTTGCTCACTCACTTTGCTCCTCCTACTAGATGCTCGATTGCTTCAGGTCCTTGCGCCAGATATAACTCATTGATGTCCATACCTGGTGGTAATTGTACTATTTGTCCGTTCGTTAATTCTCCTGCGACACGCTTGGCAAACTCAGCTCCAGGATTGGAGCCATCTTCTTTCACGTCATTATCTCCGATGATATAGACAGTATCAAAGCCAGTAAATAACCTAGCAAAGTGTGGCTTCCAAGCAGCAACTCCAGGTACACCTACTGCTGGGATGTTGCACATACCTGAGACTATGACTGCATCTAATTCACCTTCACAGATAACGATAATTCCTGAGTCCATCATTGTATCTGTGACGTTATAGAGATGAGCCTTCTGTCCCAGCGGTGAACCATACTTCGGTGAGCCACCATCTAATCGTCTAAACTTAAAACCTACACACAACTCCATCGCTGTGATGTATGGAATGGATAGCCAACCAGCGTGCATCTCGTGTCCAGCAATAGGATCTGTGATAGTTCCTAACTTAAACTGACGAGCTACATCCTCAGATATTCCACGTCCTTCGAGATAACTTAGAGTTGCCTCGTTTAGATGTTGACTGTAATGATTCGCCGCTTCCACTAAGGATTTCATCTGCCCGCTGGAAAGCATCCTTTATACCTATCCCTTCCTTCTCCATAATGACATCGATTGCTGTTCCTCCCTTACCGCAGGTGTGACAGAAATAAAGATTGCCGTAAGTATCTATCACTGCGCTACGCCTAGTGTCGTTATGTATACAACACTTGACTGAAACGTTCCTGCCTTCCTTCACCTCGCCACCGAAGTGGCGAATGATTACTGCTATGGAGATTGCTGTTGCATCAGTGGAACCTTTACGCCTGGCTTTACGACCCACCCTAGACCAGTCTTGTGCTGGCATCCGCAGTCTCCCTTGCATTCTTGATGCTTTGCTTCAGCAAGAGCAAACTTGCTGATTGTATTGTAATCTGCAGCGGTAGTGCAGTTACTGCAAATCATCTTCGCGTTCTTCTTCCTTCTGTTCTACCTCTGTTGGTTCTTCAGGTAGTGGTGGTTCTGCTGGTGCTGTAGTAAAGCCTTCACTTGAAGTGATATCACCTTGTGGTAGTGGCATTTGTTCTATCCATTTCTCTAGTGGTTGTATTACCCAGGCATCTTCGATGCCCTTGTTCCTACGTTTGACTATGACGAAGGCAGGAGGAACCGCAACTATCCCTCTAGCCTTCGCATAGTTTCTTGCCTCTGTCTGCGCCTCGTCCCAGAAGGCAGGCAGATCAAGTTTCTTTCGGTTCTTGCATTCTAAAATATAGGTCTGACCTGCGATTATGACAACCAAATCTCCTTCATCATTGGAGCCAGCTTTGGCTAATCGCTCAGCAAAGTGTCCTAGTTTGCGTAGATACTTCATCACATCAGTCTCAAACTTAGAACCCTTAGCCTTGTTGTAACTAGACAATTCCTTTCACCGCCCTGTCGATTCCTTCTTCCAAAGTAATCTTTGGTTGATAGAATGAAAGCATCAAAGAGTTATTGGATACTCTGTGCATACATCCAACAGGCTTATCAGGTCTAGTCTTAATCTCACCCGTGTAGCCAACTGCATTCATACACATCTGTGCTAACTCTAAGAATGATGTAGACCTACCCCAGCCTAGATTGACTGGACCAAGTGGTGGTGCTTCTAATGAAGTCATCACTGCACCGACAATATCTGTAATATGAATGAAGTCTCTGGTCTGCATACCTGTACCCCATACTTCAAATGGATCAGCCTTATCCAGCGCTCTCTTTACATACATCGGGAATGGATAGTTTAAGTCTTGGTCTGTGCCATATCCGCTAAATGGTCTAAAGACATAGACATTATCTACAAAGGATGCTAAGTATTCTCCGATTAGTTTAGATGCGCCGTAGGTCATATCGGGCATAGACATATGTTCCCAGCAGGACATAGTTTCTTTTAGTTTAACGTGACGCTCGTTAGTCTGCAGCGATACTGGATAGGCAGCAGAGCTAGAGAAGTACACTACCTTCTTAGGCTTAGTCTTGATGCACCACTGAAAGAACTCAGAGTCAATAGAAAAGTTATCAGCAACCGCAAGTGGGCGACCCTCGATGGATTCACGCCCACCTACGATGGCTGCTAGATGGATCACTAGGTCAAACTGTGTGTCATTCTCCTTAAAGAAATCTCTACAGTCCACTCCATCTTTTATATCTACTACAGTCAAGTCCCAGTTGTCTGCAAGTAGATGGTTGTTAAAGTATCTACCAACGAAGCCAAGTCCACCAGTCACCAGTGCTTTCTTCATTGACTTACCTTCATCATAACTCTAATAGCATCTTCTTTAAGTTGGTGTGTGCAGTACTCTCTGAAGGCTTCAGCATCGTGGTTGCCAATCTCAGATGAGTTGACCTCCTGATAGCCAGCATCTACCTTAGACTTGCCAGCCATATAGTGCATATGTTCTACGATTACATCAGGGTTATAGTCTAGGCAGCTAAGTACCTGACCAAATAGTTTCCAGAAGTTATCCATATACAGATGAATCAGTCGTGGTGGCGCAAAGAAACCTAACTCCTTAGAGATGTTGGTTGACATCATTACCATAGTAGGTAGGTTCTCGCCTTGGAATAGGTCGTTACCATATGAGATACCAAAGCCTCTAGTCCTAATAGATTCATAGAGTTTCTTATCCCACTCAGTAGTTCTAACAAGGTGATCATCTCCCATAAAGGAGATAGTTTCATACTTGTCCTGATACTTCTTGACCAATAGATTCAAGGTTCCATTCATACGAAGTCTTGGATTAACCTCTCTAATGACACCTTCCATCTCTGGGTAATTATCGGCATCATCATCATCTAGGCCAATCAATAAGTCTGAGATAACACTATGTTCCTTAAGAGCATCAAAGGCAACCTGCGCTTTATCAGGCCTGCCTCGTGCTGGAATTATTACAAGGTTTGTATTCATCAGTACACCACCTGTGGGTTAGATCGTCTAATCATTCTTCCTATATCATTCACATCGCTTATCTGACAAGTAGCAAAGTTTACAAACAAAGCGACGTGTTGTCCTGCATCTGCAAACATTGGACCGAAGCGATTCTTTACTGGAGATACCCTCAAGGTACCCTCCGTCGGAGAGTAACCAAGAGTTAATATCAGCGACGGCAACTGACTTACTTTGCCGTGTATAGCACGTCTAGCAGGTGGCATCGATGGTGGTCCATACTCTGTTGACTCTGAGACGTGGTGAAGAACTATCACACAGGCTTCAGTCTTTCTAGCCATATCGTGTAGCTCCATCATAATCTGACGCAAGCCTGCCCATTCATTATCTTGCTCTGCTGCAACGTTCATCAGGTTATCTATGACGATTAACTCTGGTGATATTCCATAGAGTTCGATATAAGCCTTAATCTCCATCTCGATATCATCGAGCGACGGATTGGAGTCAAAGACCCACTGGATATGACTGATGTTATGTAGGTCCTCATTATAGTAGGACGGATCTTCCTGTAACTTACGTTCTACAATCGTCTGTCCGTGTCCAGATAAATGAGCAGCGGCTCGCATCATTACTGTAGCTGTGTCTGTATCTGCCGAGAAGAAAAGTGTAGGTACCTTCGCTTGGATTGAATAAATCAGAGCGAACATAGACTTACCAGCATTCGGTGCTGCTGCAACCATACAGACTTGACCTCTGCGGAACTTTATGTCAAATTGATTTAAGTCTTCCCACACCTGCGGCAGTGGTTCTGCCTTAGATGTGGTACTGCTCCAAGCCTGGGACAGCTTAAGCACTTTTCTCCTTCGGTAGCGTTATATTTCTTGAACGGCGGATACTCTTTCGTTCTTCAACGGTAAGTCCACCCCAGATTCCGTGTCTTTCATTATTGATACCCCATTCTGCACATTCGTATTTATGGATACAAGAACCACAGATACGCTTCGCACGCAGTACACCTGTATAACCTCCACCGCTTTCGGGGAACCAGAGTTCTGCGTCGACTTGTGCACATAGCGGAGCCTCATAGTTGCGTGGCTCTCGCATACGCTTACTTCACGTATACGTTTTTGCACTTGTCAGTTGCGCCTTTCGGAGCCTGACAGAAGTATCCCTTCCAAGGACCTTTATCGCCTACGCCTTCACGGTATTTCATTGGTCCGTGCTTACAGGCATTACCTGATGTACCAACGATTGCCTGATCGTTAATCTCAGGTGATGACGCTACTTGTGCTCGACTAGCGTAAACGGGTGCAGAAGCTCCAGCGCTTC